CTCCCCCCGCACCCCCTCCCTAAAGGAATCAGCCCAATGGTCCATATGATCCCCACTGACTCCGGTTTCGAGCAGATGGACCTGCTTCAGCCAGCGTAGTGTTTGGGTCCTCCGGGGCATATTGGAGCCTTACGGGTACGAAGGGCGCAGGCTTTGTGTCCGGATGAATTTTGAATTGTGATGTAAAAATGTAACTCCGTCTGTAATTCCTGACGGACATACCATAAATGGTTGAGTGATATGCCTGACGAATCAAAAGTGATCGACATAAAAAAAGCGGTAGCGGATCGCGTCGAGGAGGAAGCCGCCGACCTGGTCGATCCTAAGCCGGGCGATGAGCTCACGGAGAAATTCGTACTTGACTGCATGCGGGCCAATGAACGTGGCGACGGTCTACTCTATATCGCTTTGCATCGCGGCCGGTTTCTCTACAACAATGCCGCCGGCGAATGGCTGCACTGGACGGATCACCATTGGGAGCGCGACATCATGGGGGTCCATCATCGAGCGATCGAGGATGTGGCGCTGAAATATCTCGAGATAGCCTACGGCCTCAAAGAAAAAATCGACAACGCGGTCACTGCTGAAGAGCCTGACCTTGCAAAAAAAATAAAAGAGCAGCAGACGGACCTCTTCAAGCGGGTTAAAAAACTCCGCTCCTCTGCCGGCTGCGAAAGCTGCATCAAATTTGCCCGGATGAATATTGATCCTCTCGCCATTCACGGCGAAGAGATCGACATCAACCCCTGGTTGCTCGCCACCAAAAATGGCGTGATAAACCTGCGCAACGGCATTCACTCTCCCGGCGATCCGGATGACTACCTGCTCAAGGCCAGCCCGATCGATTGGCAAGGTCTCGATGCCGAATGCCCAATGTTCGATAAATTTCTATTGGAAATTTGTGACGGGAGCCAGGAGCAAGCCGACTACATAACCCGAGTGCTCGGCTACGGGATCACCGGAACGGTCAAGGAACATATCTTTCCGGTATTACAAGGGCAAGGTCGTAACGGCAAGGGAGTTCTGGTCGACATATTAAAGTTCATCCTGGGAGATCTCGCCGGGCCGATCGAATCAGAGATGCTGCTCGATCAAGGCCGCTCAAAAAATTCCGGTGGACCCAGCGCAGACATCATGCGGCTCAAAGGCCTGCGGATCGCCTTCGCCTCCGAGACCGATGAAGGTCGTAAGTTCTCCAGCTCCAGAGTTAAGTGGTTCACCGGCGGAGATATGCTCATCGGCCGTAATCCTCACGATAAATATCCGACCGAATTTCTACCGACCCACCTGTTGCTCTTATTGACCAACAGCAGGCCGCACGCTCACGGAGACGACTTCGCATTTTGGGAACGAATGCACCTGATATTTTTCGGACTCAGTTTTGTTAGCCGAGAACCTAAAGCAGCCAACGAGCGTCGAGCCGAAAAAGGTCTGATCGAAATTCTCAAAAAAGAAGCGCCAGGCATTCTGGCAAAGCTGGTTCGCGGTTGTCTCGAGTGGCAGAAGAACGGACTCAATCCGCCGGCCATCATTAAAGATGCCACCGCCAATTACCGCCGCGACGAAGATCTGATCGCCGGGTTCATTGAAGACTGCTGCGAGGAAAAAGAAGACGGCAGCTGCGGATCCACCGAAGGCTATAAAGCGTTCGAGAACTGGTACCGCGAAAACATCGGCAACAAAATCCCATCACAGAAAGTCTTTGGCCAGTTGATGGGTAAAAAATTCGAGCGTGCAAAGTCCGGCGGCAAGAAGATCTATCGCGGGCTCGTGATTATTGATCATGGTCAGGACAACTTTTAGCACGGAGCTACTAACCATGAAAGAGGGACCGAGGGACTATGCGGGGACGTTGCAGGGACGGAGGGGGCGCGGCGAACCGGCTGAAAATATTGCAGATTTCGGGATGTAGGGACGGAGGGACCGAGAATGCAAGAAGTTGCGGCACAGTTATGAACTGCTTAATGGTTTTCTATTTACCCTCTTTTACGGTCCCTCCGTCCCTAAAAGAAAAAAAGTAGTGAAAAAATAGAAAGTTAGTTGAGAGACCTTTAAGAAAAAAGCAGTCCCTTTACGGTCCCTCTACGGTCCCTTTTATATTTTGGATGGATAAAATGAACATTCTCGATCTGGTTAAAAATGAAAAAACAATTCGCAAAGTCGGCAACCAGAACGGCGGCGAATATCATGCTCCCTGCCCTACCTGCGGCGGCGGCGAGGACGATCCGCAAGGGTGCAGCGATCGGATGCAGTTGTTTCCGCTTCAGGGTGAGTACGGCACATGGTTCTGCCGTGGCTGCGTTAAAGGTGGTGATGCCATTGAATATCTTATTTTTCATGAGCGCCTCAGTTTTCCGGCCGCCTGTGAGGCACTCGGCAAAGAACTCCCCGAGCAGCAGGAGTACGCCACCCCGCAAACACACCGACAACAGCAGTCGCAGTTTCAACCTCGCGAGACCATCGCTCCGGCGGACGCCTGGCAGAACAAGGCCGGTGAACTTGTCGAATATGCCTACGCCGAGCTGCGGGCCAATGATGAACAGCTCGCATTTCTTCAGGCCAGGGGGATATCCGCAGCAACCGCCCATCGGCAGAAGCTTGGCTGGTTGCCTGGAGAAAACGGCAAGCCGACCCACTACCGCAGCCGCAAGTCCTGGGGTATCGATCCCAATCCGCAAGGCAAGCGACCCGACTCGCTCTGGATACCGCGCGGCATACTGGTTCCGCAGATCATCGATGACGTGGTGCAACGGATCCGCATCCGGAGACCGGAAGCCGATCGCGAGCTCTTTCTGCCTGATCGCAGCTACCATGTCCTGCCCGGATCCGGACAGGCTCCCCTGCTTATCTATCGTGGACAACGGGTAATCACGGTTCTTGAATCTGAACTCGATGGCGTTCTGATTGAGCAGGAGGCTGGCGATCTTACCGGTATTCTCTCTATGGGTAATAGCAGTATTAAGCCAGACGCAGCCGCCCACACCGCCCTCTGTCAGGCCGACCTGATTCTGGTCGCTCTCGATTTCGACGAAGTAAAGAAAGGGCGTCGGGCCGGTGGTCAGGCCTGGATCTGGTGGAGCCGGAATTATAAACATGCCATCCGTTGGCCGGTAGCGATCGGCAAAGATCCCGGTGATGCATACAAAGAAGGCCTTAATATCCGAGACTGGATCCAGGCGGCCTTGCCTGCTGTATGGACCGAGGGGATTGATGGCGCGTGTGACCACGGCGGGGGGAAGGGGCCTGATCATGGCGAGGAGATTATTGACCCGACAATGCTCCGAGGGGAGCCGCCTCTCTCGGCTGTAGCCGGCATAGCTGAGCTCGGCAACATGCTGCAGGCGCACAAGTACGTTTGTGTCGACATGACCGGCGATGGTTGCAAGATCGATGCGCATCCGAATTGGCGGAAAAACTTTGATCGAGAATTTTCCAGAATCAGCAAGCTGGTTTTTCACGACAAAGCCGTTTTTAATTTTTTAGTTAATCACCCGGCCGAAATAATCACCGGACAGAACTATTGGGAAGGAAGTGGCAATGAGTAATCATCAAAGAAAAATGCGGCGCATCAGAGACGCCCACCTGCTTAAGTCGTGGCATGCCTGGCTTGAAACCATCAAAGAGTTTCCTTTGGGGCAACGGCTCACCATCGCCTATCAGATCGTGCCCCGGTTGCGTATCGCTGCCCAGCTTTCCATGTTGCTGGTGGCGATCGTAGTTATTCTGGTGGCTGTCATAGTTGGTGCTATTGAGTGGCCGGGTCTTGAAGTTGGTGGCTGGTTTGAATAAGGAGAGAATAATGCCTAAATCAAGTGATGCTGTATTTGCCAATATTGAATTGGCTCGCCTGTTCCCTGCTGAGCAGAACGCCCGAAAATTTAAAGACGATGCCAGCCATCGGGTGACCAAGTTTAACGAGTTGGTCGCATCGGTTCGGGAAAAAGGGATTATCGAGCCGCTAGTGGTTCGCCCGACTGGTGATGGTAATTACGAGATCATAGCTGGCGAGCGCCGTTATCGGGCTGCCATGGCTATTGCCGCCGAGACGAATATTATTTCGATTGATTATGAGGTCCCTTGCATGGTCCGGGATGTTGACGATGCCGAGGCGTCCGATCTGGCCATCATTGAAAATCTGCAGCGTGAGGATCTGACCCCGTTCGAAGCGGCCAGCGCATTCAAGTCTTACCTCGATCAGTTCGGCAACACGCCCGAGTCGGTGTCGGATCTGGCGTCTCGCACCGGCCTGCCGGCTCACGCCATCCGGCGCCAGGTTCGTATGCTCGATCTGCCGACCGAGATCCTTAACGTCTGGGGTGACGGCACCATCACTGCCGGTCATGTCGAAGCCTTCACCCGCATCGATGACCGTGAGTTAATTCTGCAGGTCCTCACCGAATGTCTGCGCCGCAAGCTCTCGGTGCGAGAGTTGCGCGAACATATCAACGGTATCTCTCCCGATCTCGAAAGCGGCTTTTTTGATCAGGGAGAGTGTCAGACCTGCCCGTCCAATACCAGCCTGCAGTCTGGACTTTTTGCCGAAATCGAAACCGACGGCAAGTGTATTAACCCGGCCTGCTTCATGAAAAAACAGGGTGCGTTCCTCACTGAGAACTGGAGCCAGAGTAAGGCCGCTGAAAAGTTCGGTACTCGCGGTTTCCGTTTCGGTGGTCAGCTCAGACAAGAAAATATGGAGATGATCACGACTCCGGAACCTGCCGAGCGCTGCCTGAGTTGTGATGCGTTTGTCAGTCTGCTGCGGATCTCCGGCATGATTGTCGGCGGATACGCTCGCACCTGTGTCGGTTCCCGTGAATGTTTCGAGGAGCTTTATCGGCAGTCGCCTCCACCGTCTGAAGAACCGGAGCCGGAAGAAAAAACCACCCTGACAGAAGATCCTGCAGAGCAGGCCGGCCCCACCGATCCGACGTCCGCGACGCAGCCGTCCTCCGATCGTAAAACCACACCGGCGCCGGAAGAGACCGGTCCGGTCTTCTCTGCCCGGCGTGCCGAGATGTTCCGCGAAAAATTCTTAAGTGTTGCCCTGCCGGCCAAAATCGCCGAGACACCGGCCAGTCAAGCTCAGAGCTTGCGCCTGGTTGCTCTGGCGTTGGCTCTCGCCTCCCCTGCAGCAAAGACCCATCTGGTCGCCAGTCTCGGCAGTAATGATACGCCCGAGGATCTCGCCGCCAAAGTTTTCGAGATTCCCGCCGAGGATATTCACGATCAGCTGCAGCAGCTGGCTGTCGCCCAGGTCATGAGCTCCAGCTACAACGGCACGCTACCGTCTGTGCGCAAGGTGGTCGCCGAGCGGTTCGGTATCGAGCTGCACCGTGAATGGTTTATGACCGAGGATTATCTGAAGGACCTGAAAAAAAGCGAGATTGTCCGGGTCGGTGAAGAACCACAGGTCAGTCTCTGGGGGAATGAAAAGGTTGACGCCTACCGGCAGGAGAATTGCCCGGGCAAGGCACTTATGTCGCTTAGGAAAGAAGTGCTGATCGATCTGGTTATTAAGAGCGGCATCGATCTGGTCGGCCTGGTTCCGAATGAAATCATGGACAAGAAGGGTTAAGGGTCGCTGTGACTGTCAACGTCATCATCGAGCGGATCAGCGCCAGCCTCGCAGCGTGCGAGTTGCCGGCCAAACCGGAAAACGTACAGGTCGACCTGTTGTCTATGGCGGATCTGTTGCGACCGTTCGATCAGGTATTCCCCGGTCTGTGTATTGATGATGAAGACCGTCGCGACATCTTTGGTTATGGAGGCCTGCTCAAGCCTCGCCTGGTTCCTCAGGTTCGGCGTAGCGTACGGCCACTGTTGCCACCTAAACCGTTGGCTGCTCCATCTCGTTTTATCACCCCAGGCCTGTTCATCTCGGTGCAGGCGATCTGGGACTGGTACCGGCAGGAAGATGTTGCTGTAGGGGAGATGATAGACAGGGAGCTCAATGAGAAAGGGCTCGAAAAGTTTCTCGACCCGCTCTATCAGCGAGCGCAGGAATACTGGCCGCTGTTTATTCCGATCGAGAACCTTTGGTGGGATGAAGGGCTGCTGCAGCTTCCGGGCGTGTGTCTCATGTTGCCGCATTATCATGCCGAGGATGAGGGTGCCGGCGTGGTTGAGGCGTTCTTGACCGGCGCTTCCGGAATCGAGTGGTTGATGTGTCACTACTACGGCATTAAAGACTTTCTGACCCTGCCGACTGAAGATCGGGAATTGATAGACAAGCGGGGCTTCGGTGATATTTGCCGCCTTTATTACGACAAAGGCGACGGGGCCTACGATCTGCAGCAGCTGCAAAGCTTTGGCGAGACCTTCTTCGGTTCGGTTTGGGAAAAGTTCCCGGAGCACGAGAAGCTGGATCCGCCGATCATTAGTGGCGAGGCTGGTCTGGATGCCGACGTCATGATCCGTAAGGCAGAAGATATCGACTTCTGTTTCGCTTACGCCAAGGCTTTTTATGAGTTGGCGGATTGTCTGCCAGATACAAACGCTTTCGAGGAGAACGACCTCGGTGAAACCGAGACCTTTGTCCATGAGCTCTGTGAGGTGTGGCGAGTGAATTATGGCTCACCATCCGTTCCCTGGACCAGTCCGGCCGCCAAGGAGATAACAGTATGACAACCGAACTCGGTCCAGCGCACCTACAGCGCCAGCTCTACGGTGTCGGGATCTATGAAGAGGAAATTCTTTTTTCCGATTTCACCGGCAACGGCGAAAAGCGGTTTGTGGTCACGCCCGAGCAGCTGATGACTTTCTTCCGCACCGGCGTCACTTTCCGGCCGTTTCCCGGGTTGATCTGGATGAAGGATGACGGGCTGAAGCGGAAGTATCTACTCACCCTTCCCTCTGGCCAGCGGACCATTCTTTACCGGCGTCAGAAGAAATTGACGACCCGTAAACTCCGGCTGCCGAATATGGCCGTCCAGGTCACGGTCGGATCAGAGGCCGATCAGATTTTCGGCATAAATATATGGGGATTTGCCGGTCGCCAGCTGAGGCCGGATAGTGTGCTGTATGAATTGCCTCTGCCCAATATTGGTGGATCAAGTGTTTGTCTCGGCAGTACCGAGCGGGCCCTTGGGGACGATATCCGCCAGGCGGTTGAAAAGACTCTTTTCGATACGCCGTTCAACCATCACGGCGATCTGGTCGGCAAGGCCGGGATTTCATTTGCCCGGTACCACAAGAAACATGGCGGCCGCTGTCCGCTGCACACTCTCAACCGAATCGGTCGCGGCCATGAAATTATCAGGGGGAATCGATGAACCGAAAAACCTACCTTGCACCGCAGTTCCGGCAACTGCTGCTGATCGGCACCGGCGGTACCGGCAGCTATCTCGCCCAGGGACTCGCCAAGCTGGTCGCCGGTTACCGGCTCGAGCTTGAAGTGCTGATGGTTGATCCGGATGTGGTCGAGGAAAAGAACTGCGCCCGGCAGAATTTCCAGCCCTGGGAAGTCGGCCAGGCCAAGGCCGAGGCACTCGCTTTGCGACTCAATCAGCAATACGGAGTCGGTTTCGGTTTCCTGCAGGCGATGGGTGAGGATCAGTTCGGCGGATATCCGGATGCCTACCGCCTGATCGTCAGCTGCGTCGACACCATCGCGGCGCGTAAGCCGTGTAAAGGTCAAGGCCCCTGGCTCGATCTCGGCAATGGTCAGGAGACCGGGCAGGCCCTGTATGGCACGACCGACGATAGGAAGCTGCTCGCTGCCGAGGTGAACAAGTGGGAGACGACTCCGCACGTCGGTCACCTGCCGAGTCCCTATCGGGTGGCTGGCATGGGTCGCCTGCGTACCGGCAAGCGACAGCCGTCCTGTGCCGACACTCCATTTGCCGAGCAGGGTATTTTCGCCAATGAATGGGCCGCCTCGGCCGGCCTCGCCATTCTGCATCAGCTGTTGATCAAGGGAGAGTTGAGCACTCCGGCTATTTACTTCGATACAGCCAAGCCACGGGTGGTGTCGGGTTTTGTTACCAGGGATATGCTGACCTGTTGAGTAGGAATATTTTTGGAATATTTTCCGTCAATTTTACAAACAACTTCAAGGAGAGAGTCCCATGTCAGAAACCAGAGTACAGATTGCCTATCATTTCAAGTTCGATCCGGCCAAGGAGACCCCGGGGTTGATCCGGATCCCCGAGCTGATCACCAGGACCATCGCTGTCGGTGATGAGATTATTCCTGTCAAGGTCTCCGCCGGCATTATTCCGGAAGCCGATCGTGCTGCCATGTTAGCCGAGATGGAAAAACAGGTTCGCGAGGCTACCCGTACCGCCCGATCGGCCGATGCTCCGGCAGCCGGTGCTGGTGATGATAAAGAAGAAAGCGCTTTTTAAAGAGGGGAGAAGATCGATGGAAGATAAAACCGACATGATCGTCAAATTCGAGGGGCGTGAGTACAACGTCCCGGCCGGGTTCACTGTTGAGGAGTTCGTCGACAGTCTGGCCACCACCAACCCCAAGGCAGCCACCGCCAAACTGATCAAGGATGGTGACGGGGTCTATACGTTGAAACCGCAGTTTAAGGATAAGGGGTGATGAGCAGACCGCACGCAATCATGACGAACAGACGCATCCTGGCAATCATCGTCTGGCTCGCTGCCGAGTTGCTGTTGCAGATCCACGGTATTTGTTTCTGGATCGAGCACGGCGGCTTGCACGGCTGGTTGTGGTCGGTGGTGTTGTGTGTTGCAACGGTCTGGTTCTGGCTGCATCACCACAGGGCTATCCGTTACACGTTTGGTGTGCTGGCGAGTCTGCTGCTGTTGGCCGGGCCGTTGTGGCAGGTGGGCGCTCCGTTGGTTGATGCGATGGAGCAACGTAACGCGCAGCAACGTAACGTAACGTTGCAACTTGAAACGTTGCGCAATAGTGCAACGTTGCAGGTTGCAACGTTGCAAACGTTTCTGCGCAATAGCGAAGCGCGTACCGGGTGGGCTCCACTGATCGTTGCGGCGCAGGATGATCTGGCAGCGACTCGCATGCGGATTGCCGATGTTGTGTCGACACCGCCTGCAGCGCGTGCGGCGTTTCTTTCGGTGGCGGTGATCGTGATCCAGTTGGCGGCGTTGATCGTGTTGCAGGTTGCAGCTGTTGCAGCGTTGCTGGTGATACGTTGCGCATCTGGTGTTGCACTACCTGATGCTCAGGTAGTTGATGGTTCCGGCATCCATGTGTTGAAGCGAGGTGAAACGCTCCATTATCAGCAGACAAAAAAACCGGCAAATAAATTTAAGAATGTAGATGAAGTTAAGCAGCGGATTGCTTCTGGTGTTTATGGCCAGCAGCCGAGCATGCGGAAGGTGATTGATGGTGAAAAAGGTCTCCGGCATCCTGAGACTCGCGCGCTATTTCATGACCTTGTGGCGGAGGGGATATTGGTGGCTGTTGGGCAGCGTTTCAGGTTGGCGACTGGTTGATAATTAATTAAAGGTGAGAACAATGCTATTCGAAAAATACTTGAAAGAAAAAGGAATAGAACTGAAGCCCTGGCAACTTCTTGCCGCTGAAAGTTTTCTGGCCGTGATGCATAGCCATAAAGAAAGCTTTACAGGGAAAACATTTTTGATTGATAAGTTGGCCGACTTTATCGAGGCCCATGGGAATGAATTTGAGATTAAAGGTGTCCCGGTCGACCTTTTGGATAGTGAGGATATGGAGGGACTTGTTCCAATGGGCAACGCAGCTTGTATTGAAGTTTGGTCTCGAATGCATGAAGAAAGGGTGGCTCCTCGATCGGTGATGATTAAAACGTCTGGCCCTAGTTCCGTTGATCAAATAGAGGCCGATCTGTATGTGGCGCTCTGCCGACGCTTGATGGTGGATTCCTTTATTTGCCGGATTGAGGTTAAGGACGAGCCTCTGAATGAAGTGGATCAAGTGAAAGAATTTCTTGAAAAAAGGTGCAGAAGAAATCCGGACGCAACGATCAGTAGGGTTTCCCTTTACAGCGCCTACAAACTTTACTGTCTGGAGATTGATTATCGGGAAGTCGGCCAGAGACAGTTTTCTCTTTTGGTCGGGAGGTGTGCGCCTGATTTGTATAGGATCCGGCTAGGCGGGAGTCGCCTTTACAAGGGGTTGGAGTTGAAGCCAGTTGAGTCGGTTGGGGCGTAGCGGCTATGGAATGTCCAACCTGCGATGAAGACTCTGGATATCTTTGGGACTCGAGCGCTGCCTGCCCGGATTGTGACAAGGGGAAGACGATCCAGTACGAGTATGACAAAAGCGCTCTGAGGTACGTTGAAGAGAGAGCGCGGAAGTTGCGGAAGAAAATCAAGGCTTATGTTGCGTCTGAGAACGGAGGCGATAGATGACATACGATTTAAATTGGTGTGAAAAGTGTAAAAAATCACCTTGTTTTTGTGAAGTGCTTAGCGAGGCAGTCTTTATTGAAAGTAGTGCGCCGACGGTAGTCTGCTTATGTGGGTCAACCAGGTTTGTCGACGCATTCAGGGAAGCGAACCGAATCGAGACGATGGCCGGAAAAGTGGTGCTTGCCCCTGGTGTATTCGCTCATGCCGGCGATCCGCTAACCGATGACGATAAGGCGCGACTTGATGCGCTGCATTTTTGCAAAATCAATATGTCAGACGAGGTGTTGATCCTGAATGTTGACGGGTATATCGGCAGTAGTACAAAAAACGAACTTGATTACGCTAATGCTCGCGGCAAACCAGTACGGTTTCTTGAGGGTTAATTGTCCAAGAACAAAGCTCCTTTACTTGATAAAAGTATTGACCTTAATCAAGATAAGGTATATACTCTTTTCAAGTTAAGCGAAACGCATTCAAAAAGGAGCAGACAATGGCAGCGACTCAGGTGATAGACCAAAACAATAAAGACCTCGGCAAAAAGGAAGTAAAGATTTACAGCGATCACTGCGGCCCCTACCGGGTCGATTATGAAGGTCGGGAATATTGGAGCACCGGCAAGTCTGGAAATAACATCAAAACCGGAAAGCCTTCGATTGAAATGGCAACAGAAGATGACCAGCGGCTCTGGATCACTGTTGACGAAACCCTGATTAACCTGGACTGAGGAGGACGTGATGGCTGATGCAAACGAAAAAAAGCGCGGTTTCGTTCACCTCTCCCGGGCCTGGTACGGTGAGGCAAATTTACGGCAGGTCACCTTTATTGATCAGATTAATATCGGACTGTACAGCGATTCCGGGCAGATCGGCGGTGAAATTGTTATCACCTGGTGTGTGATCGGTACTGCTGTCTGTCCCCGGCTTGAGTGTTTCGATGATGCCTGGGAGAACCTGGCATTCTTTAGTGAGCTGATCAAGACGATGGCCGAGGTTGATAACAAGTGCGTTACTCCTGATAAATTTCGGGAGCTGCTTCTGTCTTGCGGGTTTGAGGATATGACCCCGACCTCGGCTGAAAATCACGAGGTGAAATCATGACCGCCGCCGAGCAGCTGGAGAAGCTTCTCGGTGCCGTTGACGAAGCCGACCTTCTGGAGTTGCAGATTCTCCAGTCGGCGGTGGAGTCGACCCGCAGCGCCTACCAGACAACAACAACGGCCAGCAACAAGAAAGACTGGGATGTCGCCCGGGAAGGTCTGCAGGAAACGATCGACCGGCTCTGGCCTCGTTACATGGTCCAGGATGAACGCCTCGATAATCGCAAGGCGGTGCTCTCGTACCTCAATGAGAACGGCTATAGCCTTTCTCAGGGCAAGCTCTACGCCGACGCCAAAAAAGGATTGCTCAAACTGCAGCCTGATAAGTCGGTATTGATGTCGTCGGTCGAGGCCTATGTCAGCAATCCGGGGTCCGGACTGGTCAAGCATGATGAGGCCGGACAATCTAAGAAGGATCAGGAGAAGTCTCAGAAAAAGCTCGACCATCAGCTCTCGATCCTTGCCACTAAAGATGCAAAGGCCAGTTTCGATTTTGACAAGGAAAAGGGACTCTACCTCCTGCGTGAAGATTTTGAGCTCGAGCTGGCATCGCGGGCTGCGGTTCTCGAGACCGGTTTCAAGCACCGCTTCAAGTCCAAGGTCGGGGAATGGATCCAGATGTGCGGCGGCAGCCAGGATAAACGGTCCGCCCTGCTGGATGACATGCTCAAGGAGTTGGATATACAGCTCAATGAATTCGCTACCACCGATAAGTTTCAAGTGATGTTCATCCCCGGCTCGGAGGATGACGACCTGTAATCCCGTTGGCACTTCGCCAGAAAGGCATGTAATGCAATGCAGATTGAACAATGGCCGATTGAGAAGTTAACCCACTACGCAAGCAACCCGCGCAATAATGATCACGCTGTCGAGCAGATGGCGGCCGCTATCAATGAATTCGGTTTCCGGGTTCCGGTGGTCGCCAGAAGTGACGGCAGTGTGATCGATGGCCACCTCCGCCTCAAGGCGGCTATGCATCTCGGCCTCGCTCAGGTCCCAGTGGTTAATGCCGACGATCTAACCGAGGCACAGGTCAAGGCCTTCCGGATCTCGGTTAACCGTATGGCCGAGCTGGCCGGTTGGGATAGTGAGCTGCTCAAGCTCGAATTAATCGATCTGCAGGAGCTTGATTTTAACCTGGAATTGACCGGCCTCGATGCCGACACCATCGGCACCCTGCTGCACAGTGTCGATCCGGATCAGATCGGCCTCACTGATCCGGATGAGGTTCCCGATCCGCCGGTCGAGCCGATCGTTAAAAAGGGCGAGCTCTGGCGACTCGGTCGGCATCTGCTCTATTGCGGTGATAGCACCAAAGTTGAGGATGTTGAGGCTCTGCTTGGTAACAGCAAGGCCGACATGGTCTTTACCGACCCGCCCTATCTCATGAATTTTCGCGGCAATGTCGGTGAGGGTGGGCGCAAGGCGCATAATACCAAGCATGGCCCGATCCACAACGATAAGATGTCACCAGCAGAAGGCGCTGCCTTCCTGCGTGATATCTGTAAAATCGTCAAAATCTATTGCAACGGTCCCTGGTATATCTGCTTCTATCGCCTCGGGATCGATTGGATCCTCTCAGCGATTAACGATACCGGCCTTAAATGGCGCAGCATGATCGTCTGGAAAAAGAATCAGTTTAACCTCTCCAATAGCGACTATAAATCCCTATATGAACCGATCATCACCGGCTTTGCCGATGACTTTGAGCCGATCTTCTATGGCTGGAATCTGGAGCATGGCTGGTACGGACAGAAGAACGAACGGGATGTCTGGGAGATCGAGCTGCCCAGCATATGGGAGATCGCCCGTACCCGCGTGAATGATCTGCATCCAACCATGAAACCGGTCGAACTGGTCGAGCGGGCTATCAGTAATAGCAGTCGCCCTGGTCACACTGTTCTCGATCTGTTTGTCGGCAGCGGCACCACCTTTATTGCCGCCGAAAGAACCGGGCGCAGCTGTTACGGCATGGAGCTCGATCCGAAGTACTGCGACGTGATCATCACCCGCTGGCAAAACTTCACCGGCCAGCAGGCCGAGCGGCTCGGAGTTGGGCATGGATAGATTTCAGGAGTTGATGGGAGCTGTTCCCGATAAAGACAAGGCCGAGCTGGTAATCCTGCACAACGCAGCGGTCTCCTGCACGAATAAATACAAAGAGGATCCAACGGCCGCCAACGGTCGCGACTGGGACGATGCCAAGCGTCGCCTGCAGGATACGATCGACCGCCTCTGGTCTCGTTATGTCGAGCAGGAAGAGCGCTTCGACAATCGCAAGGCGGTTCTCGAGTATCTCAACGAAAACGGCTACAGCGTTTCCCAGGGCAAGCTCTATGCTGATGCTAAAAAAGGGTTGCTAAGGCTGCAGCCCGACAAGTCGGTGTTGATGTCGTCGGTCGAGGCCTATATCAAGGATCCGGAGTCCGGCCTGGTTAAGCATGCCGAGGTTGGCGCGGAGCAGGATAACGCCGAGCGGGCCGAACGGAAGTCGACCGCCGAATTAAATATTCTGGAAGGGAAGGCAACAAGACAAAAGTTCGATCTCGATCGGGAGATGGGCCGCTATCTTTTGCGGGAGGATTTCGAGCTCGAGCTGGCGTCCCGGGCTGCGGTCCTGGAGACCGGTTTTAAGCATCGGATCAAAACCGACATCTCCGAGTGGATCCAGGTCTGCAAGGGAAGTCAGGCACAACGGGCCGAGTTGCTCGGTCTGATCCTGTTGGCCGTCGATCAACAGCTCAACGAGTTCGCTACCACCGATAAGTTCCAGGTGATGTTTCTGGCCGAGGAGGTCGTCTGATGAGCGATTCAGAGATTCCGCCTCTGTTTGACGATATCGATACGATCCGGATACCGGCTACCGCCACCTGGTTGCCTCGATCTCTTCGCCGTCGTCTGGAGCGGCAGGAGTGTATTTCCTACGGGGTCAAGTTCAGCAAGGCCGAGCGGAAGATATACCGCAAGCGGACCCCGTTGCCCCTTTCTCAGTGGTCCGAAAAGCATCGGGTTTTGACCATGAGCTCCTTGCCTGGTCCTTGGCGTAATGAGGCTACTCCCTACCTGCCCGGCATTATGGATGCCTCGACCTTTCCGGGTGTTCAGGTCATTATACTTTGTAAGGGGCCACAAATGGGTGGTTCAGAGATCGCACACAACTTTGTCGGTGGTGCGATTGATCAGCAGCCGGGTCCAGTCCTCTATGTTTATCCGGATGAGCAGACCACTAAAGATAACAGTCGCGACCGTATTTTGCCGATGATTAACAGCTCGCCCCGTCTGCGCAGTTATCTGACCGGGGTGCAGGATGATGCCTCGGTGATGCGGATCAGCCTCAAGCATATGCCGATCTACATGGCTTGGGCCACCTCTCCTAATCGTCTGGCCAATAAACCGATCCGTTACCTCATTCTCGATGAGATAGATAAGTATCCGGAAACCAGCGGCAAGCGAGAAACCAGCTCGATTGCCTTGGCTGAAATGCGCACTAATACTTTTAGCGATAGTCGAGTGATCTGGAAGATATCCACTCCGACCGTTGAGAGTGGCAATATATGGGTGGCTCTCAATAAAGAGGCTCAGGTGGTTTTTGATTTCTGGGTTGTCTGCCCTCATTGCGAGACTCTGCAGTTGATGGACTTTGACCGCATCAAGTGGCCTAAAGGTGAGCGGGATCCGGAGACGATCGAGGCTTCACGTCTGGCCGGATACGATTGCAGCGGCTGTCCTGACAGCTGGGATGATGAGGCTCGCGATCGGGCAGTTCGCAAAGGCTATTGGCGGGCCCGGGGTAGTCACCTGGAGTTGTTCGTCTACCTGAATGCCCACCGGCCGAAAAAGATCGGTTTCCATCTGCCGGCTTGGCTCAGTCGGTTTGTCTCGCTCTCCGAGATCGCTGCTGATTTCCTGCGGGGGGCTAAGGATAAAAAGCTGCTTAAAAAGTTCATGAACCAGCGCAAGGCCGAACCGTGGATCGATTACGCCCAGGACCGCAAAGAGGATCTGATTCTTTCCTTGCGCAATATGCACCTGCCCCGCGGTATTGTCCCGTCCGGAGATGTCGCCGCCTTGACGATCGGCATCGATACGCAGGATGTCGGTTACTACTACCGGATCACCGCTTGGGGTTACGGTATGAACATGGGTGGCCATATGGTCGCCGAGGGTAAGGTCGAAAATGAAGACGCGCTCGAGGAGGTACTCTACCGTGAGTATTGCAACACTGAGGGGGATATTTACATGGTGGTCGGTGGCTTTATCGACACCCAGGGCCATCGCGTCTCCGAGGTTTACGACTGGACCAGATTACATCAGAACATTCTGCCCTGTCAGGGCAAGTCGTCTAGGGGTGGGGCCGCAGTGAGCTGGAACCCGATCGACTATTATCCCGGTACCAAAGTCAAGATTCCCGGCGGCTTGAACCTCTACAGCGTCGATACGATATTTTATAAAGACATGCTCTCGAGTAAGCTCGAGATCAAGCGCGACGATCCGGGTGCCTACCTCTTTCATAATGAGATCGATGAGGGTTACGCGGCTCAGATGTGTGTGGAGTATCGGGACGAAAAAGGGATCTGGCAGTGTCCGAAAAATAAAGACAACCATTACTGGGATGTCTCTGTCTATGACCTGGCTTATGCTCATTACCTGGGTATTCGTACATGGCCGATGCCGGATCCGGCTCAGCAGCAGGCGGCAGCCGGTGGTGGTCGCCGGGTGCGGAGTCAGGGGCTTACGGTGTAAGGGAATAAAATAGCCCGCTACCGGAGGGGGGGTGGTAGCGGGCTAAGGGTGAAACATAAAACGTTTATTACTGCGACGGATGATAGCAGATTGAAATTATTCGTCAATGAATTTCCAGCTCACAAAGAAGTAGTTTCGATGGTACTAATGACAACACCAGTTTCTATCACAGCTTCACTGAGAATTATATCCAAGTCGAATTCACTACTGGCAACGAAGTTCAAGACTGCATTATTGCCACGCAAACTTCTTATAGAGACTCTTGTTGCACATGCTTTGGATAGATACTTAATCATCTCATTTATTTCATCACTAGACCCTTTGATCTCTAGTTTGGCTCGAACTAAGTACAACGTATTCTCAGGGTACAAGTGTCCCTTATGGCGTAACTCTGGCTGTTTATTTTTGTAGTTAATATTTCCGATAGCCTTTTCAATAGCATCAAACCGTTCAAGAATGTACTGGTCTTTCGTTCCAACGACAACCTCTTCCATGACCTGTGCTTGAACAGCACGATATATCGGATTGTCTGGTTTTTCATCACATAAAGCTTCTTCAACGGTCTCTTTCAAGCGTGGAATGAGATCTTGAGTACCCTGCATGTCGTTTTGATAAAACAGGGTCCGTTCATCAGAAATATCAAAAGGGAGCTTAGTGCCATTTTCAGCAAGCGAAACCACCGGCTTTCTTTTGGCGTGACGAACCGCCAGTTCGTACATAACATTCGGATTCAGACCAGTCAGGTTGGTGATGACCATGTCATCCTCAAGCAGATGCTCAAGAACCTGCTTGGTGATAGAGCCGGGCTTGGCAATTTCGTGAGCGACAAAGACCTCGAATCCCAGATCAGCCATAACCGGCTTTATGACAGAACGTATCAAGCCATCGGTGGCACGTCGGGTTGATGAATTATCATCCCCGATGGGCGTGACTACAAAGCAGCTTTTTTTCTTGGGGGCTTCTTCTGGTTCAGTCGTTGGTTGATCTTTTGCGGTAGTTTTCTTTTTAGGTGTGGTCATGAGCCCCTCCGTGAGAATCCGTTGGTAAGTGATGTCCACTGTTTTTAACGCAAGTAAGGAGATAATTCAACAAATGTCTTTGACACAGCATAAGGCCTTGAGCTGAAGCACTGATGATACATATTTAAAATGCTCTTGTCTCTCATCTTTAAAAGTATATACTACAATCATCATAGAAACCTTGTCTAAGGTAGTAATCAGGAGTAAGCGTGGATAGTGCACATGGAGGTAAAAGAAAAGGTGCGGGCCGTAAGCCGGTCCATCCTCAATTGGTAAAAGTGCCGATCGGTATAAAGCTTCCGCAGTGGCTGGCCGACTGGTCGGTAAAGCAGGAGAAGAGCCGGGCCCAGCTGATCGAGGAAGCTCTGATTGAGAAGCATGGACTCAAACCGCCGGAGGTTAATAATGGAAACAAAAGTGCAGATTGAAATATATTTAGATGGTGGGCTTTTTGGCACACGAAATTGGCCTGTAGTTCCAGCGGTCGGCGACCACCTTTTTATAAACAAAGGTAAAGAACAGGTGAAGGTTACTGGTCGTGTTTTTGGTGCCAACTCTGGTTCGGAAGAAATCGTTTGCCGCCAGCTGGTAGTGGCGATCACTTGTGTTCGGGTAAAAGGATCATAATTATTTTACCGGTGTGAAAAAAACTTGTTGACGGCCTCGGCCAGTTTCCCAAAATAAGGAAGCGTACTAGAGATTCTCGTAAATCTCTAAGGCGCTTTTTTTATTTGGGGAGACCACGTGGCTATAACTCTTGATCAAGCTCAGGCTCAGCTCGATAAGTTCATGCAAATGAGCCTCGATTTCGACTGCCAGTCCTACACTTCCACCCGTGGTGGTAACCGCCATGCCAAGGAGATGCCGACCCTCTCCGAAATCACCAAGCAAATCAATTACTGGAAAAAAGAAGTAGCCAGTCTCTCTGGAGTCTCCCGGGTTAATGCGGGGGCACCGCTATGAGCGATAAGTCTGCAGCAGTTTCGATCAAGCCTTCCCTTCTGGATCGGGCGGTCTCTTACGTCTCTCCGGTTCGTGGCGCTCAGCGTATGTATGCCAAAGAAATACTGGCCATGCATGGCGGCTACACCGGTGCCGACAAAACCCGTCGCAGTCTCATGAATTGGTTTACCAATGGCGGCAGCGCCGATGCCGCTACTCTCTCCGACCTCCCTGCCCTGCGTGAGCATTCCAGTGATCTGATCCGCAACACGCCTCTGGGTGCCGGTGTTGTTGGCACGATGGTCACCAATGTTGTCGGTTCCGGACTCACGCTGCAATGCGCTATCGACCGTGGCCTTTTGAATATGACCGACGACCAAGCCGATACCTGGGAGGATGACACTGAGCGTGAGTTCAATCTCTTTGCTCTCAATTGCGATCTGCGTCGCACTCTTAATTTTTACGACATGACAGAGCTTAATTTTCGGTCTGAGTTGGAAAAAGGCGATGTCTTCACTGTGATGTCCCATAAGAAACGGCCCGGCGATCTCTATGGCCTCAAGCTCTCCATGGTTGAGGCCGATCGTGTCTGTAATGAAAACGACGCCATGGATACCGCCGATCTCGCAGGTGGTATCCAGAGGGATGAGGATGGTGCTCCTGAGTTTGTTCACATTCTAAAGCATCACCCGGGCAACGCCACCTACCAGACTAAGGAGTGGGACAAGGTTCGCGTTTTTGGTGAAGAGACCGGCCGCCGTAATGTCCTACACCACTATTCAATGCTACGCCCTGATCAGTCCCGCGGGGTGCCTCTGCTTGCTCCGGTGATCGAGCCGCTCAAGCAGATCAGCCGCCTCACTGAATCCGAGTTGATGGCTTCAGTTTTAGCCTCTCTTTATACCGTATTTATCAAAACCGAAAATGGCCAGGGGATCAATGGTCTCTCTGGTCCGCCGCAAGCCGGTCCGATCCAGCCTGGAGCACCCGCACTGGCCAAGCAAGCCCCGGCCAAAGACAAGCAGCCAATGGCTATGGGTAGTGGTCTGATCGTTGATCTGGATATTGGCGAGTCGGTTGAAACTTCCACCCCTGGTCGCCCGAATGGAGCATTCGAGCCGTTCTACATGGCGATCCTTAAAGAGATCAGCCTTGGGGTTGAGCTGCCGTTCGAGATCGTCCTGAAGACATTTAATCGCAGTTATTCGGCCGGGCGTGGCGCAATCAATGAAGCCTGGCGTCTGTTCATTAAGCGTCGGAAAAAAGTCTCCCGAGGGTTTTGCGATCCGGTCTATGCCGCCTGGATGGACGAAGCTGTCGCTTCCGGTCGCCGCCCTGCCCCTGGTTACTTTGCCAATCCATTGATTCGCCAAGCGTACCTCGGGGCCAATTGGCATGGATCGGGCCGTGGACAGATCAACGAGCTGGTCGAAGCCAAAGCCGCCAAAGAGCGGAGCGATATGGGTATGACCAGTTTGAGTGAGGAGATCGCCGGGTACAGCGGTGGTGACTTCCTCTCAACCCATCGTCAGCGGACCAAGGAAGTTAAGCGCCGGCGTGAGGATGGATTGCAGGAACCGTTGAAGCAGCCGGAGTCAAATAAAAAGGAGCCTGTGAATGACTGAGCATTTTAGAAGAACCGCCCTGCAGGCGGTTATGGCCGAGCGCTGGGCAATCACTCAGGATGGCCTGCGCACCATCCTCGCCGTCGCCAATCGCGAAGGGGATGTTGAAGCGCTCAAGGCCAAGCTCGGCAAGGAGCTACCCGGTACCCGTAAGGTCGAGATGCGTGGCGATGTTGCCGTGATCCCGATCAGCGGGCCTATCTTTCGTTACGCCAATCTCTTTACCGAGTTTTCCGGAGCCACCTCCCTGGGGATGTTGTCGCTCGATTTCCAGAAGGCGCTCGAAGATGACGCGGTTCGTTCGGTTTTACTTTGGCCGGATAGCCCGGGTGGTCAGGTCAACGGCACCAACGAGTTTGCCGATGCGGTCTATGCGGCCAACAAGATCAAGCCGGTGATGGCTTATGTCGGCGGCACCGCCGCCAGTGCCGGTTACTGGGCGATCAGCGGCTGTCGGGAAATCGTTGTCGACGATACCGCCTGCCTCGGCTCGATCGGTGTGTGCGCAACCTTCCAGGATGATAGCAAGCTGCAGGAGATGCGAGGTATCGAGTCGATCGAGATCGTCTCCACTGCCAGCCCGAAGAAACGTCCCGACCTGAAAACCGAAAAGGGTCGCGAGCAGTTCCTGGTTGAGCTCGATGCTCTGTGTGATGTCTTCATTGCCAAGGTCGCCAAGCATCGCGGCGTCTCCGAAGAGAAGGTCCGCAGCGAGTTCGGTCAGGGCGATGTCTTTATTGGCGAGCATGCGGTTAGTGCCGGTCTGGCCGATCGTACCGGCTCGTTTGAAGAAGTTATCGAGTATATGCAGAAGGAATTCAGCGGCAGTACCAGTTTCGGTATTGGCGCTCATCAATCACTAGAACGTTGTGGAGGTAAGACCATGGATATTAAAGAGTTGAAGGACAAGCACCCGGAGCTGCATGCCGAGGTCATCAAGGTAGGGCACACGGCCGGTCACGCCGAAGGCCTCATCGCTGGAGCCGCCGCCGAAGGCCAGCGGGTCAAGGATGTCAACGCCGCCCTGATCCCCGGGCATGAAGAGTTGATCGCCGGTCTGGCTGCCGACGGCAAAACCACCGGCGGCGAAGCTGCTCAGGCGGTGACGATGGCGGAGAACAATCTGCGTGAGACGAATCTCAAGAGCATCAAAAATGATGCTCCGAAGGCTCCGAATGTAGCCGAGCCTGGTGCCGAGGGTGCCGAGGCTAAGCAGGAGCAGGAAGATGTCTCCTGTATGGTCGCCGGGATGAACGCATCCTGATCCCTGAACTCTGTAACCCGTAACCTGAATCCTTTAGGAGGATACTGATATGGATCTCGAAAGCTACACCCCTAAAAACCTGATCGCAGGTGACTTCCCCATCGCCGATGGCGATGGCACTATTTTGGCCGGGCAGAATCTGGCCGCTGGCACCGTGGTAGCCAAAGACAGCGGCAACGGCGACAAGCTGGTTGCGGTCGATTCAGCCCACGGCACTGCCTCGATTAACGATCCGTACGCTGTTTTGCCTGTGGCTATTGATGCATCCGGTGGTGACACCGTTGCACCGCTCTACCTGGCTGGTGAGTTCAATGAGAACGCGCTGGTTTTCGGTGGGGCCGATACGATTGCCGATCATAAAGAAGCCTTGCGCGGGCTCTCTATTTTCACGAAATAAACTGTGCCGGCCTTAAATGCCGGCACCTATTAATGGAGGCTAGAAAGCCATGAAAAAGTTTGCTCTGTTTTCTTCTTTGCTACTGCTGGTTTGCGTCGGTCTGGCGTTTATCGGCCTGCCTGTAGCAGCCGACACTCTGCCGGTGATCGATAGCCTGGGTAATACCGGGAATACGTCGCCAGCGCTGTGGGGTACCGCCAGCGTCAGCCTGTTTCAGTCACGCACCATGATGAAGGCTATCGATGAGCGGAAAAAAGTGACCACCTTCTTGCTACGTACCTTTTTCCCTGGTGAAGAGGTTTTTGGGACCAAGGCGGTTGATATTGAAACGATTGTCGGGAAGCTGAAATTGGCCCCTTTTGTTTCGCCGGTTAAAAAAGGCAAGCTGGTTGAAGCCGAAGGTCGCGCTATGAAGACCTTCGAGCCGCCCTATATCAAGCCGCTTGGGCATCTTGAGCCTGCTGATCTGATCCCGCCGGCTACAGGTGAAACGATCTATGAAGGTGGCAAAAATCACGGCCAGCGACTAGCTGAGAAGACCGGGGGAATTCTCGCCAAGCTTGATGATCAGATTACCGCCCGTGAGGAGTGGATGGCTGCTCAGGCGCTCGATACCGGCATCGTTATTGTCAAGGGTGAAGGCATCGATACCGCTGTCGATTTCGGCATGCCCGCTTCTCACAAGGTGACTCTGGTCGGTACTGATCTCTGGACCGATAAGGACAATAGTGATCCGGGAGCTGACCTGGTGGCCTGGGCTGAGCTCAATGCCAAAGACTCCGGGATTATCTCGAATGTTGCGGTGATGGGGACCGACGCTTGTCTCGCCTTCGGCGCTCATCCTCTGGTTAAGGAAAAGCTCGACAATCGTGCCATTGAGCAGGGCCGGATCAAGCCGGAACTGCTGCCGGAAGGTGTCACCTTCTACGGCACCTATCGTGATGTTGGCGTCTTTATCGATATCTACACCTACCAGTCCTGGTATGTCGATGACAATGGTGATGATCAGTCGTTTGTTCCGGTCGACAAGGTCTGGCTCGGTAGCAACAAAACCAAGAACAAGAAACTCTACGGCATGATCCAGGACCTTAAGGCTGGCAACTTCGCCGTTAAGCGTTTCCCGAAGAGCTGGGAACAGGAAGATCCTTCCATGCGTTTTATCCTGCTTCAGTCGGCTCCGCTGCCGGCGTTGCTGCAGCCTGCCGCATTCGTCTCGGCCAAGGTCGTTTAATTCTTGTCCGGAAGGCTGAAGTTTCAGCCTTCTGGACTCCTTTTAGTAGCGAGGTAACGTTGTGAAAATCGTAGCCCTTGAAAGTATCAAGTATAAAAAGAAATGGCGGGTGCCAGACACCGATACGGCTGTCTTCACTGTCGACAAGAAAGATGAAAAACTCGCCAAGGATCTGATCGCAGCCGGCAAGGCCTGTCTGCCTCAAACCTTGGAGCAGTTGGGCAAGTCTTCTGATCAAAGCAGCGCCGCCCAGGTTGTCGCCAATGCAACCGCCGAAGCGAAGAGGCTTGTGGCTGAGGCTCAGACAGCAGTCGTCCAGCTCAAGTCAGCTGCTCAGACGGAAGTCGACCAGCTCAAGTCTGATGCCCAGACGGAAGTCAGCCAGCTCAAGTCTGATGCCCAGACGGAAGTCAGCCAGCTCAAGTCTGATGCCCAGACGGAAGTCAGCCAGCTCAAGTCTG